AGTTCAGTTGCAAAAAATATAGATTTTGACTATTTTTGGACAACTTTTAAAAAATATTTTAATTAAAAAATTTCAAAAATGAAAACTTTATTCTTCTTTATTTTCACTATTTTTGTTTTCAAACTCAGCACTTTCTTTGAAAAGTTTAAGTTTGTAGTTTACATTAATGCCGAACAGGGATCCAGAAAAACAGAAAATCTCACCAATTGCTGCAAGTACAGATGAATCTATTACTCCTTTTGGTGGAACAAAGAAAGAACAAATAAGTAATACACAACCAACAATTATTAAACCAACTGCAGAATATATTTGTAGTTTAAGTTTATTTCTTTTTAAAACATCTTCTGGATTTTCTCTTTTCATCACTAAAAAAATAACCAATTTTACGTAAAATAAATAATTTACAAACGGAAGTAAGAACTTACATTTGTAAATTATTTATCTCTATAATTATTTTAAAATTAATTATTTATACTTGCATCAATAGCTGGTTCAACTTCTTCAGTATTAATCTATGCAATAGCTTCAGCAATATCTTCAACTGTAGAATTAGCATTAATTTTACTTAGACTAGTTGTTATATTAGAAACTTTGGTAGATGTATTTTCTATCTAGCTACTTAATTCCTAAATACTTGCAATTGGCAATGTAGTATATAGTGTATTATTCTGAACATAAAATAGATCATTTAGATTATATTCAGGTGCATAGTTTGTCGGATTAATAGGAACAGTTTCAGTAGTTTTAGTTGTTTCATTATTGTTTGAATAGTTGTATATATTGTATTTTATTATTTTCATCTTGTTAATCAAACTTTAATTTTCATTGCTTTTCATCGTTTCTCAATAAGTTTATAATTAACTGTTTGGTATCTTATATCTATTGATTTACTGTCAATAATAAAATCTTTATTGATGATTTTATCATGAACAAGACTAGAAAAACCCCAATTTTTATTTAGTGCAAGTTCTAGAATAACATTAGGTTGGTTATATTGATTAGCGATTTTAGCGCAATATATCTCTTCAAATCTAGCTAAACCAGTAGGATATTGTTCAATATCTAATACATTACTCATCTGTGGTTCATAAACAGTATCGAGATTAGTATATGTATTATTATCGAATTTAACAACAACATTATCAGATACTTTTTTCTAATCGTAAGTACAAACTTTAAACTCAATGTCATCAAGTGTTTCGACATTGTTCAAGTCAATAATATTTGTATAAGCAGTAGCCGAATCATCGCCTTGCTATAAATCTTGATTAAGTGCAACTATCTTAATATTAAAATTTTTCATCCATAACTAATCAATTCTATAACTAGGATTAGGGCTTGCAGGCCTGAATAATGTAAATATTGGACTTTCATCATTAATAATAGAGCCAGGTAGTTTAATAGCACAACCAGTTTCATTAACATTATACATCCAACTCATTGTATTACGGATTTTCATATCTTTACCTACATAGTGGTCTGTCTCATTTGCTGTACAATAAAGCTTAAATCTACATTGAGTAGTTTGCCAATTTCTACCATTATAATATTGTCCTTGATAATATAATTCACAAGGAATCCAAAATTTTGTTTTGTCCCAACTGTCTTTATTTCGTTTGTATTTATCAACTAGTCCAAATTGGTTTGCTTGATCATAATACTTAAAACTCCCTGAAATTACAAAATACATATTTTCAGAACCTAAAATTGTTGGAGCTTTTAATTTTGTTTTCAACATTGGTATATAGTAACTATTATTTAGGTCTGAATAGTTTGTTGTATTATTAGATTTATCTTTTCCTAAACAAAATACCACATATTTGTCAAAACTAAAATGTCCTAAATATTCACCAAACTAAATAACGTCCATGATGTTATCACTTGGTGGCCAAACCTATATGTCAGTGTCATAATTTTTAACAAAACAAATACAACAGCCATTACCTGTTTCGCCAGATAATATAGTATTATAAGTTACCCATCCAGTAGGTTGTCCAACCACATCATATTCCATATGGTCTGCTTGCTTCCCATTCTTAATATTATCATCAATCATTTTCTATTGCATTGTTGTTTCAGAGCCATCAGAATTATAACAATAGAATTTTATTGAATCATGGTCATAAAACTTATAAAGTCCGTAAGAGTCTCCATCCTCACCAATATTAGGTGTTGTAAATTGCATAACATCAGTTTTTAAGGGAGTTATTATTGTTGGATAATATTCTTCAACAGGATATATTCTAGTTAAATGTTTTTCATCATATAAATCAGGAAATATATCATCTACTTCATGCCATTTGTCAATAACAGTAACTTTATTAAACACTTTACTTAAAGAAATCTATTGTCCATTTTCTGCATAATCAGTTCCGTGAATAGTTGGATTAGAATCAATAGTTACTGTTGTTTCTGCTTTATTTGCAATATTAATTTTGAAAAAATCTAAATTTCCAGAATTTCCATAAATATGATCATAATCAATAATATAAACTGAATCAGAATCAGCAATTATAGTCATCCCTAAATAAGTTAGTATCTTTTCTAATACATCTTCTAATGAATCATCATCGTCAGTCTGTCTAACTCCATCTACATAAACATCATCATCATCAAAAAAGCTGTTTTCACTTATAAACAATTTTCTTAAAATGTTTTCACTACTAACCAAATCAGTAAAAACTGACTATTGAAAATAAAGTGTCGAATAGCAATTAGTTTGTTTTAAAATATGAAGAATAATATCTAAAAATGAATGTAAGGCCCTATCAGAATCAATAGAGGTATATTTAATATATTTCAAAATACTTAAACCATCAATACAATCTACATTCAATTCTTCATGGGAATATTCATAACCCATTGAATATAAACTCGGTGTAACATAACCAATCCAAACGATATTATTGTTTTCATCAAATAAAGTAACTTTGCAATCTTTAGCATTTGGTGAATATAAATCAAACAAATAATCTGAAATGCCATTAGTTAATATTCCTAATGTTGCACCACTCATTTTAATAGGTTTATATAGAAGATCATCCGAGCCTTCCCATTCTATTGTTATAGGTGTATCAAGTAAAGTTATTTCTTTCCATTCAAAAGAATCTCCATGAAATAACTCTATCTTATAATCATGTTTATTAATGTCTTTAAACCAACCTCTATAATTGTATTTCGTCATAATTACTTTAATTTGTTTGTTTTATCGTTATAATTTCTGAGAACCCCTACTAATTCATGTCCTCTAATTTTAAACTCAACATTTCCAGATGAAGAACCAGCACTAAATCCACCGTCTAATAATCTGAATAAATTAGCCTATTGTTTTTGATTTAGTATCATTTCCCCACTATTGACACGAGCATATAGTCTGTCTCCGTGATAACTGTTTCCACCAACAATACCACCATTAGCAAAACTTCCCATTATACTTGCTAGCATCGCCAAAACCGCAACCGCGGCCGCTATGCCCGCAATCCAACCCCAAGGTCCCATAGAAGCATTTTGAGCCATTGCTGAAGAAGCAGCTTTTGCACCTTCAGCACCTGCAGCATGTGCACTAGCATTTGCTTCTATTTCTTTTGCCCCTGCATTTGCAAGACTTTCAACTTCCCCCTGTTTAGTAGTAATATTTTCCGCTTCTTTAGCACCAGTTGCAGCTTGTGTAGCTCCGGTTAAAAGATTAGTTACTTCTGTAATTTCTTTAATTGTATCTATTACTGATTTAACCGCATCGAATATATTAATAAATTCTTCAACAACAATAAGTATTTTTTCAAAACTATTTTTAGCATTTTCTAGTTTATCAGCAATACCTGAAATAGAATCATAAACAGTTCTAATTCCGGAAACTACATTTTTAGCTAGATTTTCCCTTAATTCATTAAGTCTCTTATTGTAATCTTTAATATCAGTTTGTATATTTAGTTGTGTGATTTTATTTCTTAGTGAATCAACAGCTTCACCTGCTTTTTCAAACTAACTGTACATATCAGGATTTTCCTTAAATTGATTATATAAATCTTCATAATTCTTAGTTGCTTTTTCTAATTCTTCATTAAGAATTTCTAACTCCGATTTCCTATAATCAAATGTTTTATCTCTTGAAAATTTTTCATTAATAGTTACTTCAAGATTTAATGCCGGTAATTCACTTTCTAATTTTTTAAGTTTCTTTTTAACATCTTCTAAATCAATTTCCAATGTTAATCTAGCTCCTGAATCAGTTGTATGATCTAACTCTCTTTGTAATACATCTATCTGATTTTTAATAGCTTGCTTTTGCCAACCAAAATCACCTATTTTACCACCTTTAGAAACATACAACAATTCATTAGCTTTTTCAATCTCAGCTTGAATTTGTTTGTATTCATTACTTGCAACTTTGTAGTAAGTTAATATTTTCTTTAAGTTATCGATATGTTTCTTTGCACCTTCTTCTGTAGTAGTGTCATAAAACTTATCTAATTCTCTATAATTCTTAACTATCTATTCTGTTACCTATCTTGCTTGTTCCGGATATTTAGATTTATCAATAGAATCAAGTTTTTTCTATAATTCAGAAATTGTCTAATTATATTTTTCTAATTCTGTCTAATCTTGTTTTGTTGTTTTTGATGAACCTGATTTTGTTTTTCCAGAGGTAGATTTCTCAGAAACACCTGAAATATCACCTGATAATCTTCTAGCTATTTTAAGTTGTTGATTATAAAATTCTACATCATCCATTGCACTTTCAATCACAGGTAATAGTTTCTTATACTTCGCCATATTCTTCTCATAATCTTCACCGGCCATTGCTTTTGCCCAAGCACCATAAGCCTCTGCATTTAAAGCAGCTAATTTAGCTTCAGCCTAAAGAACACGACAATAATACAAACTAGTATTAGCCAGAGCTTTCTTCCATGAATCTAAATCTTTATATTTGCCTAAAGCAGTACCGTATTTCTGATTTAAATCATTAACTAATCTTTCTTCTTCTTTTTTAGTACCTACAAAGTTATTAACAGTTCTCTTTAATTGTTCTAATTCTAATTCAGTCTTTTTATATGATTTATAACCTTCTTCTGTAGCTGATTTTACAGATTTAATTGCTTCAGCTTCTCCCTTTTCAGCTTCTGTATCTTCCATTAATTTAGACGTTAATACGGCAATTCCGGCTGCAAGCGCCAATACTGCAACCACAACAACACCAACTGGATTAGTTAGCCAGGCGGCTGTATTTGCTTCAACAGCAGCAGTTTGTGCAGTTTCAGCAGCCGTAGTAGCAGCCGTAGCAGCAGTTCTAATACCTAATGCAGCAGCTAAACCTTTTTCTCTTGCTATTCTAATAAAAGTCATTAATGCAGAATCTTTCTGTAATGCGTTCTGTATTGTTTGGAGTCCATTAGTAATAGCCATAACAGCGACTAAATTTTTCTAAACCGCAGCAATCTTTTCTTCACTAACACCGAATAAACTGGCCGCTCCAGCAGCAACCTGAAAACCTGCAGAAACAGTAGTTAAACCTTGTGCAAGAACATCAAGATTTTTAGTATCACTAGCCTGAAAATTAATCACAGACTAAACATCACCCATTGTATCTTTTAAATTACCGGCAGAGCTAATTAACTCATCAATATGGGATCTTAATTCTTGTCCGGCACCAGATGATTTTTCAGCAGCAGATAATTGTCTCCATGTCTTTTCGAGCTCCTGAGCAGCAATTGTCATTGCCCTTAAATCTTTTTTCATATTTCCACCGGAAACTGAAACTGTTCTTTCTAGATTTTTCAAAACTTGATCAACCCCTGCAAATGCTTCTCTCATCTAAGAGGTATTAGACTATGAAAAGAAATCACCAAGTCCTTTACTTGCCAACCTTGCCTGTTTATCTAATTTGTTCACAGAATTAATAGCAGATGAAATTCCACTATCAAACTAACCTGAATCTAAACTTAATCTTGTTACTAAATCAGCCATTTTCTAATTGATTAATTATAATATATTTATTTAATAGAAAAGAAGATTTAACTAATTTAAATCTTCCCATTTTCTTAATTTATATAAGAATAGTTTTATTTTCTCTAATGTATTTCCACTTATAACCCTTATATTCAGGTATATTATTTAATAAACATTGTTGAATTATTTCATAATAAATACCTACTTCTTTTACCTAATAAACATCATCAAAAATCTTAATTATTTGTCCATCTTTAATTGCGGCAATTCGATATTTACTTGTTTTCTGCTTTTCTTTTCTGTTTTTCATTTTTCTGATTAGCTAATTTTTCTTCTAAATATTTAGCTTCTAACATCATCTATTCTTTCACATCTTCACTAATTCTACCATGACTAGCGCCTTTAATTTTCTAATCTTCATTATCCCAGGGAAAACTCATTAATTTCTATGGATTAATTTTGTGTTTGCTCTGTGGTTGAACAATAAAATAAGCTAAATTTCTAGTCATTTCCCATTCTTGTTGATTAATCAAATATAGATTTTCCATTAGTGTTTCTAATTCATAGAAACTCATTTCATCTAAAACATAACTCGGATTTACTCCACATTGCAAAACTAATACTGAATAAATCTCACTAATTGTTACTTTTTTTTTGAACCTTTTTTATCTTTTTCGTCAATCTTACTTCTTAATTCATTTTGTTTTTGTTGTTCTTCATTAACAAAACTTTGTAACTCATCTATATTAATTTCTTGATTATCAATAGCATCAACAAACTAATCAAAAGTTAAACTCATATCAGGATTATTAGCCAATACTAAACAATAGAAAAAAGTTATCTAATCAGCAAATGTTTCTATATTTAATGTTTTACCGGTAATTCTTTCAAACAAAAATAAAGATCTAATCGTGTATTTTAACTTATAATCTTTATCTGCAATCTTAATTGTAATTGTCTTCATCTTCAAATAAAACTTTAATTTATATATTTATTTAGACGAAAAATTAACCGAAAAAATAATTTCCCGGTTAATTAAAATTAAAGTAAAAAATGAAGAATTAATAAAGAAACCTTTATGAAAATTTTAAACTTTAAAACTAATTTAAATCTTCAAATTTTTAATTCTTTTTACTGAAACTATTAAGGTTATTGATCAGTCCATTTTAATTCACCTGTACCAGTCAATGTGCAGCTAAAAGTTGCATTATCATCATTTGGTGCCTGTGTATCGATATTTGTTATAAGAACATCACCTGATAAAGTAAACTCATCTGGTTCCCAAGTCCAATCAGCGAAATAACTTGAACTATCTTGAATAAGTTCATCACCATTTCTTACACTGAAAATAGCATGAACAGGTTGTTTTGCTAACATTAATTCAAATAGTTTCTTGTAAGCTGAAACAGTGAACATATTTTCAGTAGAAACTTCCCAACTGAATCGTCTTACATTATTAGCAGTCCAATCACCAGAACCAATATCTTTATTAGAAATCTCTGTAGTTTCAGCACTTATTGATAAAGTATGGTTAGTAGCCATTGCAATTGATTTACCATTAAGGAATAACATCAATTTGCTGCCTTCAATAATTTTTGTCTAATCAGCGTTCATAATTATAATATTATAATTTTATTTTTTGATTTAATTATTTATTTGTCATTTTTTAATTTTAAGGATTATCAGGGTCTACTGGATCAGGTTCAGGTTCAGGTTCAGGTACAGGTATTACTGGATCATTTATGTTACTGTAATAAGTTAAACTACCTGTACCAGTCATTGTGCAGCTGAAAGTTGCGTTATCATCATTGGGAGCCTGTACATCCAAACTAGTAATAATAACTTTACCTGTATAATATTCTTGATCAAATGTCAATAAAGAACCACTACTAGCCGTATATTTCCAAGTCCAATCAGCGAAATAACTTGAACTATCTTGAACCATATCATCTTTTCTAACAGAGAAAATTGCGTTTACGGGCTGTTTAGCAATCATCAATTCAAATAGTTTCTTGTAAGCTGAAACAGTATACATGTTTTCAGTAGAAACTTCCCAACTGAATTTACGTATTGAATTTGCTGTCCAATCACCTGAACCCAAATCTTTATTAGAAATTTCTGTAGTTTCAGCAGATAAACTAAGAGTATGGTTAGTAGCCATAGCAATTGACTTATTGTTAATGAATAGCATTAACTTACTACCTTCAATAATTTTTGTCTAATCAGCGTTCATTTTTAATCTAGATTAATTTTAAATTTTCAATTTAATTCATTATATATCTTGTAGTGAAATTAAGTTGCTGATAATACAAATCATTATTAAAATTTTCTGAAACTGTTTCTAATTTCATACTTAATTTTTCTAAAACGCTCCTAACTATTTCAGCAATTTCAACACTATCTTTATAATTCTGGGAATATATAATAACACTAAAACTAATATTATCTATACTACAATCTTTATTGTAAATAGGATTTACATTAGTTTTTTGTAAAATAATATAATTGCCTTTTACCCCTTCTTCAACAACAAGCGGATAAATTTTTTTGTGAACATAATTATCTAATTCCTAATTGTTAATTAGATTTTTGTAAATATAACTTATTATTGAAATTCCTGTCATTTTTTGTTCCATAATTTTTCAATACCAGAACTTAAATTTTCATTTAATATATTTATCGCTTTTCCCTAACTTTGATTAATTGCATCTCTGAAAAAATACCTACCGCTAATTTTTCCTGTTCTATGTTCAACACCATTTTTAGATTTATAACTTCTTTCCTATGTTTCTTTTTCAAGGAATCTAAGTAAATAGTTTTTCATAATTGCAACAGAACCTCCAGAACCATCTTTATAAACTGTCATAGTAACACCGTCAGCCAATGTAAAACCATATCTTGCATTTGGTTTATTAGCTGGTAATCCTTTAGCAGAAATTTGTTTAATAGTTTCTTGCTTAATTACATTTAATGCTTTGCCTACAGAAGAACGAATAATTTTATCTTTTTCTTTCCCCTGCAATTGCCTAAATTTATTGATTAAATCTTTAGTATCTATTTGTAAACCAGAATCCATTTTACTCATTAAATAATTCCGTCTGAATTATTAATTCTTGATTAATTTTGTTTTTATCAATAGAGGTAATTCTCCATCTTTTTTCATCCCATAAGATTAACATTTTCTCATTAATTGTATGATAAATTCTAACTGTAAATGTTTTAGTGTAATCATTAAAAACTTCATCATTTACAACATAACGAGAACCCGAATTATAATTTACATTTGCTCTTGTTTCAAATAGTAATTTATAATCCTATATTTTTTCACCAAAATCATTAATTGTTAATTCAGGAACTAAAATTTTAATCTTCTCTCGATAATTTCCACTTCTCATTTTGCAGCTATCTTAATTTTTTGGTTCTGGAGCATAATTCTGATATAATGCAATCAAATATTCATAAGCCAAAGGTATCGGGCTAGAACTTGCAAATGCTACACTCTCTCTATTCTGATAAAAAGTACCAATCATTAATAACATTGCATGAATTAAAGGTGCAGGCAATTGACCACCATTATTTTCAGCTAATTTTGTCAATGAATAGTCAATATGTTTTTCAACTGCTAATTCTGAAACAGTACCTAAATCAACTAAATAACTATCATCATCATGAAAATAATCATCAATGTTTAAATGTTTCTTTATCTAATCTAAAGTTAAGAAATTCATTTGATTAAATAATTAATTTTAAAAAGTTGGAATTATTGGAATCAAAAAATATAATCTTAATAATTCCATAATTCCAACTTATATTATTTATTTATTAAATTAATTACTCACCAAAATTTGCGAAAACAAATGCCTCAGGACGAATAACTTTAGCATCAAAAAATGCGTTAACAACTAAACGTACTTGGCCATCAGCAGCCTTAGTATAAGGATCTACAGTTAAATCAATTGCACCCCATTGACCAATTGCTAAATTAGAGAAATCTCCGTAAATAGCAAGTTTATCAGCAACATGACTAGTATTGTAAACTTTGGTTCCGTCAAGTTCCCCAGCTTCATATACAAGTTCAGTGTGTTTGCCACCCTTATCCATTGAGCGTACAACAGCTTTTGCCTTGTTAGACATTACATAAACAGGTGTACCAAGAATATTTGCATCTTCTAAGTTAGCCTCAAAATTACAAACAGAAGCCCAATCTGTAATAGTTTCAGGAGTTTGACCATTGAACATACCAGCAGGCTTAACTGCAGTAGCTTCTCCATCACTTAGAATAGTCTCTTCAAGTTTTGAATTAATAGCTGCAATAATGTCTTGACGAATCATATTTTCAGCACCAATTGAATCTTGAACCAGGAACTATTTACTTATATCGATATAAGCGGTAAGTCTCTTAGGTTGCAACTTAACTGAATTAAATGTAGGAGCTCCATCTTTAGCAGGTGCAATTTCACCTTCCCAACCGACATTTGTTGCAGACATAATTGGTATCTGAACATCACCAACAAGACCAGTTAAATATTTAGCACCAGCATTTACAAGGACGTTCTTAGCACGAAGAGGACCAAGCAAATCAAGAAACTCAGTCTCTACAACATCATCATGCTCAGAGGTTACAGTAACAATATCACGCTGCTCAACTGGCAGCTGAATTTGTCCGCTAAAACTTTGTCCTGCCTTACGCATTTCCTCTGCACCTGCCTTAACAACTGCTTCTGAAATTGCATCTAAAGAACGATTATTAGCTATATCATTAATAGCTTTCAATAAACTAAATTGTTTTTTCATAGCACTATGATTTATATTTCTTTTTTCTGTGTTTTCTTTATTATCTTCTTTATTATCTTCTTTATTATTCTTATCTTCTAAGTCTAAATCTAAATCAGCGAGTCGTTTGTTCAATTCATCTAAATCAGAATTTAATTTACGAATCTCTAACTTATTATCTTCAAACTCAGTTTTCTCTTCATCTGTCATGTCTCGAATCTCTTGTTTACATAAAGAAATTATCTCCTTACAACGAGCCTTCAAAACCGATTTTTTATCTAATATTTCTACCGAATTCATTTGTTTAGAAAATTAAATTTTTTGTTTATTTATCATTGGAAATTAAGAAATTACGGAAATTAAACTAGAATTAAGTTGGATTTAATCAAGAATCCGCAGTTTCAATTGTCCAACCTTCAGGAATACCGTCATTACCTGTTTCATTCCATGTAGCAGCTGAATTTTTAACAAAATTACCACTTGGAGCAACATTTCTAACCCAATAAGATGTATTTTTTGGTGTATTAGTTATAAACATTGCTTTAATATAATTCAAATTAGTACAACCATCGAACATATACTAATAACAATTATCAGCTAATGTAGTTGCAGGTAATTCAGGAGCATTAGTTAAACTAGTACAACCCTAGAACATACTTGCATAACATTCCATAAGCAGGTTAGTTGCAGGTAATTCGGGAGCAGTGATTAGATTAGTACAACCACCGAACATATACTAATAACATCTATTTGTTAATGTAGTTGCAGGTAATTCTGGTGCTGTAGTTAAACTAGTACAACCCTAGAACATACTTGCATAACAAGTAGAAGTTAATGTAGTTGCTGGTAATTCTGGTGCTGTAGTTAAACTAGTACAACCCTAGAACATACTTGCATAAGATCCCCATCTTGTTAATGTAGTTGCTGGTAATTCTGGTGCTGTAGTTAAACTAGTACAACCATTGAACATAAAGGATATAGCATAATAATTTTCGGGTGGTAATATTAAATTACTAGCATCTAATACATTTGTATCATTTTTAAAAAACTAAAAGAAACTATATTCATCTATATTTGTTAAATCCGGTGAAAAATTTTCATTATCAGATATTAATGACAACATATTACCATAAACTTTATATTTCCCTGTACTACTAATATTGTAATATTTATCATTACTTTTATAAAAAAAATTAGAAGAATTACCTTTTAATAGAATTTTATCACCAGGTAAAACATTATATAAAGTGTACTACTAATCACTATTAAGTTTTGGAACTGATATCCAGTTTTCACCATTGTCAATAGAATAATACAATTTATTAGAACTAAAAGTTAAATAACTATTTGTTTGTATATATATTGTACCGTTTTCAATAGCCTCTAATGTAAAATATTCTTTGCTATAATCAATAAACCCGTTAATTCCCGTATTTATTTCTTTTGATTTAGGTGTGATTAGAATTAAGTTACCATCTTCATCGAAATCATATTCATATCCACATTTTTCGACAAATGTTTCAAATTCGCTAAAATCAGCAAAAGTCTAATCAAATTGTTCTTTATTTGTAATACCTAATGCGGTAAGTAAATTATCGTTTGCAATTAATAAACCCATTTTAAATTAAAATTTAATTTTTCGTTTTAGAGACTTTCAATCTCGTTTAATAATTCATCTAATTCTTTGTCTAACTTTTCAGCTTTTTCTTTAACGGAATTAAATGCTTCTGATTTAGAGCGTAAATTAGCAGTTACATTTGTAGCTAAGTATGCTGGTTCAAAAACCGGGCTAACATCTGCTAAACCACCAATTTTGTTTATTTCTCTTTTATAATTACCGTTCATATCTCTTGTCCATTTTTCTGAATTTGGTTCATCTGAAACATAAAACGCAAAACTCGATCCCTGTAAATCACCATCCTCAATATAAGAAAGTAATTCATTACCTAAATTAGTTTTCTTTGCTCTAAATGAATAATAAAGACCATCTTCTCTTAATTCAAGTTTTAAACTACCTTTACCATAACGAGAACGTGCAAGAATCTTATTATCATCATGATTAAATTTTGCGTATATATCACAATTCTTTATTAAATCTTCTGAAATAGCGTCTCGGTGAATAATCTCAGTAAAACCTAAATCTTGACTTTCCGTCTCAAAAGAAATAGCTTTACCGTAAACCATACGTGAATTATCATCTGAATCACGTTTTATTAATTCAGTGTTACTTCTAATTTCTAAATTATCCATTTTTAATTTCTGATTAAATTTTCAATTAAATTTTCTTATTTAAAAACTTAAATTATTTATCTGTGAAAAAATGAAAAATTAAGAATCTAAATCAATTAGAACTTAATTCAACTGTCCACCCTTCTGGAATACCACTAGTACCTGTTACATCCCATGTAGCTGCTGAATTCTTAACAAATGTCCCTGTTGAAGCAACACCTAAAACCCAACTATTTGTATAAGTATTTGAAGGTGTAGTTGTAAACATAGCCTTAATATAATTTAAATTAGTACAACCCTAGAACATAGATCGATAACAATAATTAGTGAGTGTAGTTGCAGGTAATTCAGGTGCTGAAACCAGACTTTTACAACCAGTGAACATATATGCGTAACAAAAATCAACGAGTGTAGTTGCAGGTAATTCAGGTGCTGTAGTTAGATTTGTACAACCCTAGAACATAGATCGATGACAACTATTAGCGAGTTTAGTTGCAGGTAATTCAGGTGCTGAAACCAGACTTTTACAACCATTGAACATATCGTAGTAACAACTCTAAACGAGTGTAGTTGCCGGTAATTCGGGTGCTGCAGTTAGATTTGTACAACCTTCGAACATACTGTTGTAACAACTCTAAGCGAGTGTAGTTGCAGGTAATTCAGGTGCTGTAGTTAGATTTGTACAATTCTAGAACATACTATTATAACAAAAATCAACGAGTGTAGTTGCTGGCAATAATAAATCTTTTGCATTAATTAGATGCGTATCATTCCTAAACAAACCTCTAAGTATATAAGAATTATTTTCAGGGAAACTAACTTTATCTTCAAAATCTTCATCATAAAATAGAGACATAATATTACCTGAAACATTATAGTTACAAGTACTTGTAGTAAATGCTCCATTTTGATTATAATCATATATTGTATTACTTCCTATCAGATATAAATTAGTACCTGTAGTTGCCTCTACAGAAATAGTGCTTTCAGTTGTTGGTGATAAAGTCCATGATTTACCGTCTGTAGACCAATAAAGTTCTTTATCTGTTTTACTGAAATTAATAGTACCTGGTTCTAATGCAGTTATCTTAAAATAATTTGGTAGTTTATCAGTTTTATTTTTCTGATAAACAACTAAATTATTCTTATAAACTTTATCTATTATTTTATTTCCATGTAATAGATTAACAACTAATTTATTATTCTTATAAATCATAAAATCTTTTCTTTTCTTTTTACTCTTCAACAATAAAATAATATTTGTTAGGATCAACTGTTGTTAAATTATCGTATTCACTTTGAGTCAAAGTAACAAATTGACTTTTATCTGCTTTATTCGTCAATAAATTATCTATCTAAGTGTTTGAATAGAAATCACTTGTAAGAGCCAAAGTTCCGTTTGTGTGTTGCGGTAAATTAATTGTTCTTCCTGAACCTATATTTCTGAATTTCAATGTCTGCGGTTCATTCTCATCAGCATAGATTTTCCAAGGATTTATTAATAAAGATTTAGCAATAAAATTAATATCACCTCCACCAGTTGGATTTTCAATCCGGACAAAACGATTATCAGCCTCTGTTTTTGTGTAATAATCAGATAAATTATCTGAAATAATAGTTTCAACCTCAACTGAATCAGGATATTCAGCAGCTATTGTTGCTTCTAATTCATCAATAATTTGCTGTGTCTCTGATTTAGTATAATAATTATTTTCTAAATTAGCACTTCTTTTATAATAAAACTCTGTAGTAAAGACGTTTGTTTTGTCATTAAAACCATCTGAAAAATCGCTGTTCGGTTGTGATAATGTTAACAAACACCTTAAAACACCACTCTCCATATTAGATAATTCGCTACCAGAAATATTAACGTAAACTGGTGCAGGATTAGCAGTCATGCTAATTGAAAAAGAGTTATCTGTATTTACAGTATAAAATTTGCAGGTTAATTTTGAATTTTCTCCAAAATCAATCCCTGCAATATAGTATGGCAAATATATTTGTGCGTCTGAATTGTCGTAAATTTGAATCATGATTTAAATCTTAAATTTTAAGTTAACTTTTATTATTTATCTCTGCATTAGAATCTTCATTCTAATCTTCTTGATTTTTATTTGTATTACCAACTGTATTCTAACTTAAATCTGTATATGGCAAATAATGCTCGTCACCCCCATCAATATCACCCAACTCTAAATCATTTCTTACTTCATTAATAGATAATATACCTGAACTAATCATTGTCTTATAATAATTAGCCAAACTTAATTTATCAGTAAGTAATATTGTTGTCTCATCAATGTTAATTGATAAATTAATCTCACTAGGCCTTAATAGTTTTCTTGTAAACTCTTGCTCCATCATTATGATATATGGATAAAGTGTCTAACTTAAAAATTGCAATAAACTGGCTTCAATAGTAGAATATGAACTATGACTTAAATCACCTAACAAAACCGGATTAATGCCGAAATACCGTGCAATCTCTTCAACATTAAATTTTCTACTTTCTAATAACTGTGAATCTGCTGCGGAATCAGTTAATTGAGTGAAATCTAATGAATTACCTAATACGGCAACTGATGAACCATATTTTCCATAAGCAGCATTCCAATCTGCAATAGCCTGATTTTTTTGTTCCGCTGAAATTGGTACTGATGATTTTAGATAACCTTTTTTAGAACCTCCACCGCTAAAATACTCTTTTGCAGTTGAATCTGAATAAGAAGAAATTTGTAATGTTCGCCAAGCAGATCTAACAATACTTATACCATGAATACCATCTTTAGTAAATCTCTTCAAATGAATCATATTATGCGGCTCTATTCTTGATTTAGTTATATTAGTACATTTATAATATAAAATGTCCTTAATTTCATCATATTCAATACTTACTGAACTATAAGGTAAAAATCTCAGTTTCTTAGCGTTGCCATCACTATCTCTGTAAATATAAGCGAATCCATCACCATACAATAAAACAGACTAAATTAACTGTCTAATCAATTCAAAAAAAGTTAAATTAGAATCAGTTCTATTATTGAAAATTAAATTGCATGGGTGAGAAACTAAATTTGAATTAGTATCATTATTAATCTTTACTGAAAAAGGTAAAGATGCTAATGTTTCTGAAATTAACGTAACTGCTCTATATACAGCAGATAATGCTAAAGGTGTAACATCTTTATCAACTATTTCTAATCCAAATGCCTATACTGCATTAGAGACATAAGTTAATCCACCTTTTTCTCTCTTTTCTCTCTTTTCAAAGTTAAAACCCTTAAATAAATTACGGAAATTCATAATACAAAATAAAATGAAATAATTTAATTATTTATCTGATCAAATATATCGCCAAGTAAATCCATGATGAGTTTTTTGTTTTCCTTTACAACATTGAATAACATGACCATGATTAAAACCATCATTGTTAACATCTCTAATAGCCTCATAAATCTTAATTAATTTTCCATTTTTAAAACAACCTATTTTTATAGATTTACTATAACGTATATTATATCTATGGTCACACCACTCTAAATTATCTACACAATTGTTTTCTTTATTTTCATCAATATGGTTAACTTCATGTAAATTATCTGGATTAGGTATAAATGCTTTTGCTACTAATCTGTGTATATCGTACTTTTTACATTTATTATTTAAATATAAATTAACAAATAAATAACCATCACCTCTATTAATTGTTTTTAATATTTTCTCTCTATAATTTCCGTAATTATCTTTTAGTGATTTCACTCTCCCCAAATTTGAAACTTGATATAAACCTTCAAAACCTTTAATATTTCTCCATTCTTCTGTCATAATTAATACTTTAATTTTAATTATTTAACTAAGAAGTTACTGAAAAGTCTGGTAATTCTTGATAAATTTTTAACCCAATTGCCTCTAATATTGATATACATCCATCTATCTTATTTTCGTGTCCACTTCCCTTCACAGGTTTTACGTTTTCGTAAAAATCGATTTTTAGAGCTACGTTTAAAAAACACCATCGTGTAACAGGATTATAATCTAATATAATTTTTTTACTTAACATCAACCTTTCAAACTCTTTTGTTGGTCTGTTAAATGAACCCAAACTCTAATTAAAAGGAATCATATCAATACCTTCATGTGTACAGTTTATGGTATATTGAGTAGCATTAAATTGATCATAAGCACACTAATATATCTATATTTTAGATCTTATCTCTAATTGCTTTTTCAATATATAATCAAAATCTGTGACATTACCCGGAGTAACATTCAAAAAACCTTCTTTTACCCACTACTAATAGATAAAATTATTCTCGCTCTCAGTTAATGCTGTCTATGGAACAAAATATTCTGTCTTTATATAATATAACTATTTCTCTTCATCATATACCATTGTAGATAATGCAGTTAAGTCACTTACCGATGCAAGGTCAATTCCCTGATAACAATAATAAGCATGACTTTTTAAATCATCATAAGTAAGTTTCTACATTGAATCAGTTATATATTTGTCAGGAATCCACGTTTGCGAACTTTGGCACCAAATATTAAAAAGTTTTGTTTTAGTAGAAACCTCCAACTACGGGTTATTATTAGCTTGATTTAGTTGTTCTAAATAGTATTCATATTTTACAGTAACACCTAAATTTGGTGCTGCTTTTTTCCATAAAGTTTGGTCTCTCCAATCATCTTCTGGATCTAAAGTATAAATTATTGAAAATTGTGAATCATCTGTTTTCAATCCTTTTAATATGTCTATATTAACTTGCCTCATTGTGTGACAAAAACCACCAATTAAAAAACCTGCAGTTGTCAAACATATAGCTAACGGATTTCTTCTCATACCTTGACCTGATTTTAAAACATCATATAAAGCCGAATCTCGATACGCATGTGTTTCATCACAAATAAAGACATACGGATTAAAACCATCTTGTAAACCTGCATCAGAAGAAAGTACTTGTAACAAACCTTTGCTAGGTAAAAATCTTAATGAATCTCTGTATTTTTTAAAATATTCTCGTCCACCAATTGAATCAGCTAGGTTTTTGCACATATTAAAAACAATCCCAGCTTGTTTAGACGTAGTAGCAACAACATCTATTTCTGCATTTGGTTCATTATCAGCAATTAAACAATATAAACCCATTGCAGCAGCATATAAGCTCTTACCGGTCTTCCTAGGTATCTCAATATAGACATTTCTTGTAACACGCCTGTCCGTACTTCTGTAATAAAAACCAAATATATTAGCTGCAACAAATTCTTGCCAAGGCTCCAATATTAGAGGTTTATTATTGAATTCGCCAGTAAACTACTTTAAAAGTCTACAAAATTTTACAAATTTTCTAACGATTTTTGGTCTAAACTCAAAATCGGGATTTTCTAGAAAATCAAAAAATCGTTTAGCCGCTAATTTTACATATTCACAAGCTAACTGTTTACCTGAAAGAACATCGGTTGCATATTTGTAGTATTTCGTATTAATTATATCAGTCATTTTCTAAATCATTAAGAATTTGCATTAAATCAGTTTGATTAGAACCACTAAAAGAATCTAATTGTTTTAATGATTTCAAATCTAAGCTCCAGGACTTTAATTGATTATTTAGAAAGATCTAGGCATCATTCAATATTTTATAACTCGGATTTTTCTTAACTTCTCCATTAACTTCAATTAATGCACCTCTGTGAAGAACATCTAACCGGGCTTCTGACCACACCTAGTAATTAGTTAGTAAAATGTCCAACGAAAACTTAAAAGTCTCTGGTATTTGCCCCATTTTTTCAGATAAAAAAGAAACAATTGCTTTTGCAAATGATTTTGTTTCATCATTATAATCATTTAAATTTAATTGCATGGTTGTTCTTTATTATTTTTAATTAATTTATTTATCAAGATAAATATTATGTATTAATGTTTTCATATTTAGTTTATTAAGTTTAAGGGATTTTCAGAATTTAATTTTCTGAAAATCCCTTTTTAATTAATTACTTTTTCAAAAACGTATCAGTTAATAATTGCAATTTGTCCGAACATTTTTCCTTAGTAAAGAACTCACTACAAACTTCTTCTCCACCTTCATAATACATAAATCTCTCAAAACTTTTACCAGAGCCCGTATCATGAATTTCAATAATACGGTTTTTTTCATCAAAACACACAAAAATACAATCCTCACCATAATTGTAGAAACACTTTTCTACTTTCAAAAATTTTTCTTTCATAATTTAATAAATTATATTTTTTACATAATTTCAAATAACTCTCTTCAAAATTTATTTCTAAATTTCAAAATCAATTATGGTATTATGAATTATGGAAAAAGTTTAGATTAATGATAAAAAAACTACTGAAACCCGAAAAAGTTTCAGTAGAAAAACAAAAATTTATTATGTATGGCTAAAGAAAAATTTTTGAATGTCTAATTTATGTAGAATCAAAATTTATTTAATATGTAAAATCTAATTTTCTTTATATTTGTTATACTTATTATTTATCGAGACATGAATCCAATCATAATTATATTCATCTATTATTTGTCTAAAAAGTATTTCTTTATCTTTAGACATTTGAACTATTAAATCGAATAGTTTTTTATTATCTTCTCGTGAATCTGAAAATGTCTTTATATCGGCGGCACACCCGAATCTATGATCTGAATTTAATGCGCCTCCTAAAGCTTTATTTAATCTCTCACACCGATAACCACTAGT